GAATGTGATTATGCAATCCAAGACATCGTAAACGAAGCAATTGTTGTCGATGAAAATTCTGGGCCTTGTGAAATTGTTTTAGATAAACTTGAGGTCAGCGCATCTGTAAAGAAAAAGATTCGAGAAAGCTTTTACGAAATCTATGAAATACTAGATTTCCAAAATAATGCATATGATATTTTTCGTAAATGGTATATTGATGGCCGACTTTACTATCACATCGTAATTGATGAAACAAATCCACGAGCAGGAATCAAGGATCTAAGATATATTGATCCTCGCAAGATTCGCAAGATTAAAGAGCCGATTAAGGAAAAAGATAAAAGAACTGGTGTCACGGTATATAAAGGTTCTAATGAATATTATCTTTACAATGCACAAGGTATTACCACAGCAAATCAGGCTCAAGGTGTAAAGATTGCAAAGGATTCTATTTGTTACGTTCATTCAGGTATTCTTGATACTCGTAATAATATGATTTATTCTCATTTGCATAAGGCAATCAAACCACTCAATCAGCTTCGTATGCTTGAGGATGCTGTGGTTATTTACAGACTTGCCCGTGCTCCAGAACGGCGTATTTTTTATATCGACGTTGGTAACTTACCTAAAATGAAGGCTGAACAGTATCTTCGTGATATGATGACCAAGCATAAAAATAAACTTACATATGATGCTTCTACTGGTGAGGTACGAGATGATCGTAAGTTCATGACCATGCTTGAAGATTTCTGGTTACCACGCCGTGAGGGTGGTAGAGGTACTGAAATCACGACTCTTCCAGGCGGTCAGAATCTTGGTGAGATGGAGGATGTGGATTATTTCCGCCGTAAACTCTATAAGTCACTGAATGTTCCTACTGCCCGTATGGAACAAGAAAATCAGTTCCAACTTGGTCGTGCATCTGAAATTACTCGTGACGAATTAAAGTTCAATAAATTTATCAAGCGCCTCCGCAATAGATTTGCCATGATGTTTGATGAATTACTCGAGATTCATCTTGCTCTTACTGGTGTTACGACCCGTAAAGAATGGCAAAAGATGAAACAGGATGTCTACTATGATTTCATGGAAGATAACCACTTTACAGAACTTAAAGATACTGAAATTATGACAGAGAGACTTCGTCTCCTTGGTGATATTGATAACTATGTCGGCAAGTATTTTTCCGAGGCATGGGTTCGTACAAATGTGCTACGTCTCACTGAAGATGAGATTGAGGAAATTGAGAAACAGATTGGTCAAGAAGGCGGTGGTGAACAAGATGATATGCCACCAGAAGGTGATGAACCTATGGATGATCAACCTCCTGAGGAAGAACCAACTGAAGAGCAAATAGAAGATTTTATTCCTGCAAAAAATATCTCAGCTGAGGAGAAAAGACTCGTTGAAAGCATGACTCGATTTATGGATTCAATGACAATTCCAGAAGATAAGGATTAATATATTATGGAGTTTTCTGTCGAGAATGCTAAACTATTAGCTACTCTACTTGCAGTTATAAAGAAAGAGAATTCTAGGGCAAAAGATTCTCTTTACGAGCAGCTCTATGCTGCTATGCAGGAAGAATTTGACAGTTCAACCGGAGTAAAGTTTCTCACAGTTGAAGGAATTGAGGATCCAATTCCAATTCAGGTTTTCCGTGGTGAGAAGGGTGATAGAGGTAAGCAAGGTAAACAAGGTTTAATTGGTGAGCAGGGTCCTATTGGTCCTCAAGGTGAGCGAGGTGAACAGGGAGCAAAAGGTGATATAGGTAGAGTCGGTCCCCAAGGTTTACAGGGACCGAAAGGTGATAAAGGTGATCAAGGCGCACGTGGTGAGGCAGGTAAGGATGGGCAGGATTTTGATTCATCAGAACTAGAATCAAAATTTATGCAAATGTATGATGATTTTGTGAGGCAAATTTCCTCACAAGTGACTCGTATGGCTTATACCAGAGGTGGATCACAAACATCGTCTGGTGGTGGTGAGGTTAATCTAAAATTTTTAGATGATGTGAGTACCTCATCTCTTTTAAATGCTACAAACGGTCAAGCCCTTGTTTATAATTCTACCACTAAAAAGTGGGAGGCAGGTACTGTATCTGTTTCTGGAAATGTTTCCAATACTTATCTTACTAGTACCTACGTTTCTAATACTGATTTTCAATTATTCGTATCAAATACAAATTCATATATAGCAACGGCAACAGCAGATCAGACGAGTTATTATATCGACTACGGTAGTATAACAGCTCCTGTAACAGAAGCTTTGGATTACGGGACTCTATAATGGCAATTGAAGTAAAATTTAGAAGAGGCACGTCAGCTCAACATAGTACTTTCACTGGTAATACTGGTGAGGTCACTGTTGATACAACGCTGAATACACTTCGTGTACATGATGGTTCTACAGTAGCTGGTCATAGAGTTGCTTTATATACTGATCTTGGTGCAGCAGCAAACTTACAGTCAATTAGCTCCGGTCTAATTCCATCATCGAATAGCACATATGATCTCGGTTCATCTGAAAATTGGTGGAGATCTCTATACCTAAGTGGTAATACAATCTTCCTTGGTGGTACAAGAATTACCAAGCAAGAAGATGGCTCGATTAGAATTGCCGACAGCGCAAATAATGATGTTTCTCTACAGGTTTCCACACTATCAGTAACAGCAAATACAACCACAACATTAAGTGGTAATGTTACTATTACAAATCTTATTTTAGAAAATGTGTTAGGGACTCAGTACGGTGGAACCGGGCTGAGTAGTTTTACAACAAACGGTGTGCTGTTTGGTGCAAATACAAGCACACTAAGTTTTGCAACTGGAACAAATGGTGAAGTCATGCAAATTGGCTCTGATGGTGTTCCGACATTTGATGACGTTGACGGAGGTACCTTCTAGGTATAGGTGATATATTATGGAAAAAGAAACTGAAGTTTTAAATACTTATATTGCAAATCAACAAGAAAAAATTAATACACTCACTCAGCAGATCATGTTTCTTGAAACTCGTATTAAGTTATTGGAAAATGAAAATAAAAGTCTGAAAGATATAAATAGTCAATATCACGATAAATATGAACACAAACGGTCTGGATTTTCAACAGTTAAATCATCAAGTACTGAAAGAAATACTCAGACAAAGAAAACACAATATGTGGAATTGACTCAATTCAAACCAGCCGAACCGCCGGTGAAAAAAACGGGATTGAAAAGTTTATTTAAGAATAAGGATTAGAAAAAATGGCATCAATTATTAAAATTAAACGCAGTAATACCGGCGGTTCAGCTCCAAGTAGCAGTTCACTAGCCGCCGGCGAACTTGCGGTTAACCTTGCGGATTTGATCCTATATTCGTCCAGCGATGGAACGGATGTAATTCAGATCGCAGAAAATGCTCTTGCAAACACCAACTCTTATATTGGTACAAAGCTTAATTCATCTAGCTATACAACTGCTGATGTTCAAGCTAAGGCAGCACTTGCAAATACCAATTCAGCAATTGCACTACGCGCAACAGAGGCAGATTCTCTTTTAAGACTGTCAAATACCAATTCATACATTGCAACAAAGCTTGATTCCGCAAGCTATACAACAGCTGATGTTCAAGCCAAAGCAGCTCTTGCAAATACTAATTCTTATATTGCTAGCGTATATGCAACCGGTCAACAGAACCTTGCAAATACAAATGCTCGTATTGATGCTGTTTCAACATCATTCACACTTGCTGCTGATAGTGGTTCTAATGATTCTTTTACAAGCGGTGGTACACTTACAATTTCTGGTACCGCAAACGAAGTTGCAACTGCAGTAACAGATGATACAATCACAATCAGTCTACCTGATGATGTGACCATCGGCCGGGATCTTACAGTTAGTCAGGATCTAGCAGTTTCAGGTAATACCGTAATTACAGGTAACCTAATTGTCAACGGCTCAACAACCACAGTCACATCCTCTACTGTAAGTGTTAATGACTCACTTCTAAAATTGGGTGCAAATAACTCTGCAGACAGTATTGACCTTGGTTGGTATGGCGAGTATGTTGCCGCAGGTACAAAATATGCTGGCGTATTCCGTGATGCATCTGCATCTGGTGATCCTTTCGTTTTCTGGAAAGATCTTACATCTGAACCTACAACTACTGTTAACTTTGGTTCTGGTTCACTCGCTACAATCGAGGCAGTCATTGACGGTGGTACATACTAATTAATACATAACTTTATAGCCAGGGGGACAAGTGTTTCTCCCTGGCCCCTTTTATAAGGACATATTATGGCATCGCTAGTTAAAATTAAACGCAGCAATGTTGCCGGCAAGATACCGACAACATCAGATATTTCCGCAGGTGAATTAGCGCTAAACACAAAATATGGTCGTTTATTTTCTACAGACGGCGGAAAAGTTTTTGAAGTAGGCGCAAATACTAATTCATTATATGTAGGTACCGGAGGCGCCACTTTTGGAAATGGCGCTTTTTCTCTTCCAACCTCAGATGGTACCAATGGACAAATCATTACCACAAATGGTTCAGGTACATTAAGTTGGACCGATAGTGCTGGTCAACCAGCTGTAGTGACTTCGACTACTGTGAGTAACTTAACTCAAAATGATACAGTAGTAACATCGGTCAGTAGTGTCACATCAGTTGTTGACGTGGCAACACTCACAGCTGATAGACTCACAGCAAATAATAGATTAGCAAATACCAATTCATACATTGCAGCAACATTATCCAGTGCCGCAGATGATGCATTAGCTTTTGCAATTGCGTTAGGTTAAATAGGTTTCTTTTATAAATAATAAGATAAAATGGAGGTCGTGATGACAGATAATATTAAAGATGCTATTATTGCATTGCAAAATGGTGACTCCTCTCAGTTCAAGGATACAATTAACCAGGAACTGATGAATAAAG